ATTGGAATGACATTTCGAAGTCTGATATTGTGAAGCGTGTGGAGAGAGACATCCCCAAATCTTTGAATTTTATGACTAGAGCTCGCATTGATATGTCATTTCTTCGTTTGGCCACTAAATTTGACGCCAACAATATAGAGAATTGGACAGCCCTAATTGTTGGATTGGTAACTAGTACTTCAACAGTCAATGCTGGTGCTTTATTGCTGACACATTTTAAGACGTATTACAATAAGAGCGTTGCAGTTGCTCTTGCTGACAAATTTTCATCTCTTTTTATGAAGTCTTATGAGCCGCATTCGTTACAAGATATGGCTGGCTTATGGAGAATGTTATCAAATGATTTCAACTCCCTCCAGAATTCTCCGTTTTTTGATAAGGTTTTGAATGTTGTCAGTCTTGTAGTTTGTTCTGGTTTGTGTGGTTCTTTTGATATAGATTTCAAGGTTGCTGGTTTTAATTTGTTTTCGGAGAACTTATCTAAGCGATTGAATAGTGTGTCCCTCACGGATATGCCCGGAATGATTTTGGAGACAGTTGCTTATTTTCTAGAAACTGGCTACATGTGTTATACACAGGGTTCATTTAAGCCCATTTTGTTCACTAACCCAGAAGCGTATGCTTTCGAACAGAAGTACCTTGAATTTTTCCGGGTTATTCCGCTTATTGGAGACGGAGATTGGGAAACCGCTGGCATAACCATAACAGAGTTTCACACATTATATGATGATCTTTATTCTTACCTTCATAGTCTACACAGTTCGTTGAATAAAGGTTTCGAGAAGAAAGTTATATGGGATCGCTTGATTGGTATTGTTAAAGCTAAGAACGATCTGGATCGGAAATTGAATTCTGGATTACTTAGGCGTGCCCCTTTCGTTTTGGCCTTTTGCGGACCATCTAGTGTGGGTAAGACTACTGTTGCAAATATCATCAATGTGGTGGCCGTCAAAGCAAGTGGTGGGACTGGTGACCTTACCAAGAAGATCACCTGGAATGAAAATGACGACTACTTTTCAAATTATAAGGTCGACACCGAGACTATTGTTATGGATGATTTATGTAACACCAAACCTTTATTTATCCAATCCTCGCCCTTGGCGTGGTTGATTAAATTTAATAATAATAATCCGGAGTATGCGGTTATGGCTGAGTTAGAATCTAAGGGTAAATTACCCATTCGCCCACTTACCCTTGTTATTACAACCAATGTTCCCGATTTGCTTGCGCAAACTTACTCCAATGAGCCCGTTTCAATACTTAGACGGTTGGACATGAGGGTTAGTGTTACCGTTAAGGAAGAATTCGCTCTAGTGAATGGAGGTAGTGGAAATTTCATGCTTGATCCTGATAAAGCTCGTGTATACGTTGATAGTTTAGAGGGACCGGAAAAGATTTTCCCTGATATGTGGAATTTTACGGTTGAGAAAGCTGTCGCTGTTAAAAACCCCAATGGGGGTACCGATCGTGCTGAGTTCCGG